ACACCGGGGACTGGAACACCGGGGACTGCAACACCGGGGACTGCAACACCGGGGACTGCAACACCGGGGACTGCAACACCGGGGACTGGAACACCGGGGACTGGAACACCGGGGACTGCAACACCGGGGACTGGAACAAATCTTCTTTCAATACTGGTTGTTTTAATACAGAAGAACAGAAGATCATGCTGTTCAATAAACCGTCAGATATGACATATCGTGAATGGATAGATTCAAATGCAAGATATTTACTGAATCAGATACCAAAGGATGTTGTTGAATGGGTATATGAAGAAGATATGACTGATGAAGAAAAGGCAGCACATCCAACCTATGAAACGACAGGCGGTTATCTCAAAGTGCTTGATGAATCTGAATGTGGTCAGTTGTGGTGGGGCAGCCTGTCAGACCGTAGAAAGGAAATCATCAAGGCAATACCAAACTTTGATGCTGAAATATTCTTCCAGTGTACGGGTGTCAGGGTAGATGAATGATCTGCACCTTATGCCCCATCAGGAAGATGCACTGAACAGAACTGAACAGTTCAACCGTTGTGCTTATTATCTTGATATGGGACTGGGTAAGACCTTTGTGGGTGCTGAAAAAATGTATCTGCTGAATAATGCTGTGAACTTGGTCATCTGTCAGAAATCCAAGATTGATGACTGGGTTCAGCACTTCAAAGATTATTACCCTGATTACAGGGTGATGAACCTGACCAAGAAAAGTGAAGCAATCAATTTCAGGGCGGTACTTGATACCAAGGACTTATACAACCAAGGTGTTCAAATGATAGGCGTTATCAATTATGAAACTGCTTTCCGGCGGGATTGGTTGCTGAAACTTAAAGATTTCACACTGATGCTTGATGAAAGTTCCCTGATAACCAATGAAACGGCAAAACGGTCAAAGTTCATTCTGAAAATGCAGCCGGAAAGCGTGATTTTATTATCAGGAACACCAACAGCCGGAAAGTATGAACGGTTGTGGTCACAGGTTCAGTTGCTTGGGTGGAATATTACAAAAAAAGCGTTTTGGTCATCATACGTTCAGACTGAATGGGTTGAGAACGGGGACGGTTTCAAACGTGAAGTAATAACCGGGTACAAGCACACGGAACACCTGAAAAAGAAACTTGCAGATCATGGGTGCATCTTTATGAAAACCGCTGATGTGATTGAACTGCCGGAACAGACTGAACAGAAGATATTCTTTAAGGCAACACAGGCGTACAAGTATTTTATCAAAAACAGTTACATCATGCTTGATACCCTGAATATGTGCAAGTTCAAAGATGATTCAGATTATTACGGCACGGATGTGACACCACGGGTTGAACTGGTTGGTGATAACAGCCTGACCAAGATGCTATATGCACGGCAGTTGTGCGGGCAGTGGCACAAGGAAAAACTGGAAGGTTTGCGGGACTTGGTTGAATCAACAGAAGATAGGCTGATTATATTCTACAACTTCACAGCAGAACTTGAAGCAATGCAGAAAAAACTTGCTGATCTGAACAGACCTTATTCAGTTGTGAATGGGTCAAAGAAGGACTTGACCGCATACGATCAGGCAGATGATTCAATCACATTCATACAGTATCAAGCCGGGGCAATGGGTGGTAATTATCAGAAAGCAAATAAGATTATTTATTTCACATTGCCACTTGGCAAAGGGTCATGTGATATGTGGGAACAGTCAAAAAAGCGTATTCACCGCATAGGACAAGCCAAACCGTGCTTTTACTATTACTTACTGGTGAAGGGTACGGTTGAAGAAAGAAACCTTGCAGCGTTGAAAGAAGGGAAGGAACTGACAGATGAATTATTCAAAAATACTTAATTGGATATTTGGAATCATGGCATTTATCGGTGTATTCCTGATAATCGGTGCAGTCGGTGCATCTGACTATGCGGTTGAAATGGGAATATATGAACCACTTACTGCACACCTGAAAGAATACATCATTGGTGCAATTCTGATAATTCCCGGAATCATTTATTTGAAAATTACGGAAAGGGGTGATGAAAATTGAACTATTCAAAGAGCATGAGAAAGTCGGCAATGGTCAAAAGGGTCTTGATTCTGATTGGTGTTGCACTTGGCGTTGGTTTGGTGATTGGTAATGTGTCAGGATATGCCCTGAAAACTCATATAACCGCCAAGGACAAGCAGAAAACAGAAGAACAGACACTTGAACGGTCAAGCACTAAAACCCTTGTATATGGGGCGTATGATGACAGAACTTTTACACAGGAAATTTCCCTTGACTGGGGTGCGGGTGACTTGGACTTCACACCGCTTGACTGCAAGATGCCGGAAGAACAACAGGAATTTACATATTACCTTTGTACCGGATACAACATTGATTTTACCCTTGTCATGGCACTGATTCAGAATGAAAGCAGTTTTGACCCGTCAGTTATAAGCGTAACCAATGATTACGGTTATATGCAGATCAATAAAATCAATCATCAATGGTTGACTGATACCCTTGGGGTTACGGATTTCACAGACCCATACCAAAACATCAGGGCGGGTGTGTTCGTACTTAGAAAGTTATATGAACGGTATCAAGATACCAATATGGTCTTGATGGCGTACAACATGGGTGAAGATGGTGCTGCCCGGTTATGGGAAAAGGGCATCTATTCAACCGACTATACAGAAAAAATACTGAACTATCAGACACAGTTCAATGAACAGTTGGGCGGTGATTAAATGGCAGCAGAAAAGAATTTTGAAAATAAGGTCAAAGCGTTCCTGAAGGACACCGGGGCGTGGCTGCTGAAATATTGGGGCGGTGCTGCTTATACAAAAAGCGGTATTCCTGACCTGTTGGTTTGTTCAGACGGGTGTTTCCTTGGCATTGAAGTCAAAGCACCAAACGGTGAACCGTCACTATTGCAGTTGGTCAACCTCAAAAAAATCAGAGAATCAGGCGGGTATGGAATTTTGTTGTACCCCAAGGATTTTGAACAGTTCAAAATGTTCATTGCAAAAAAATCAGAACTTAACGCTTGGTATCTTTCCAACATTGAAGATCAGAAGCGTTGGGAAATAAAATTATCAAAATAAGGAGTGAAAGAGCATGGCAGCAAAAAAGAAAGCAGATGCAGCGGTTGAGAATACCGCAGAAGTAACACAGGAAACAACTGAACAGGTTCAGGACACAGTTGAACAGATGACAGAGGACAACAAGAAGGAACTTGACAACAAGAAGTTTGTGGTTGACCACTTACTTTCAACCAAGCGTGAGGGAATGGAAGATCTGATTGCATACATGGAAGAAATCGGATTCTTTGAAGCACCTTGCAGTGGTGGAAATCATCTTGCTTGTCAGTTCGGTCTTGTTCATCACAGCAGAAACGTAATGATGGCAGCAGAAAATATTGGTTACGCACTTCTTGGCAAAGTCAAGTATGCAGAAATTCGTAATTCAGTCATCATTGCAGCAGCATTACATGACCTTGGCAAGTGCGGTGACTTTGGTAAGCAGATGTATGTGCCTAACATGATTAAGGACGGCAGACCCACCAAGGCAGAGCCGGAACAGAAATATAAACAGTCTGAAAGCAAGCCTTTCAAGCGTAACCCGGCACTTCTTCCACTTGACCATGCAACCCGTAGCATCAAGTTAGCAACCCTTTTCATTGACCTGACGGAAGATGAAGAATTTGCGATCAGATACCATGATGGTCTGTATGAATCAGCAAACTATGCAGTGAAGGGAAATGAAACCCCGTTATATTTGATTCTGCACTATGCTGATTTATGGTCAAGCAGAGTAACAGAAGGCAGCACAGATGAAGGAAGTGAAGAATAATGGATAAAAGAGATAAGAAAATCAGACAGTTAGAAGATGAACGCAATCGGCTGATGACTGAAAATCAGGAATTGAAATATATCATCAATGATATTCAGTCAGTGAATGATATTATGCGTGAAGATATTGAAAAGGAATGTGCTGCTGAATGTGGTTGTATTGTAATTGAAGGAAGTCGCACCAGTGCAGCATATCAGGATTTAGTTGGTATTCTTCTTGCAAATAACTATTCTGTTGAAGTCATACCAATGGATGAACGCAGAAAGTTAAAAATCATCATCAAGGAAAGTGAGGTATAAGAGTATGGTAAATGAAAGACAGGGAAAAGTTTACAATCCCCGCCCGGTATATAACAGAAAGTTATTACGTTCAGTAATTCGTGCGGGAGTTCAGAAACAGTTTGGTCAGCATCATGTTTCTGCTAACATGGCGGGAAACTTTGAAAAAATCAGAAAGGAACAGGTGAAATAATATGGCACAGATGCTTTTGATTATGGGTGAATCAGGTACAGGAAAAAGTACCAGTATGAGAAATTGCGATCCGGCAACAACTGCCGTTGTGAACCCGGTTGGTAAGCCGTTACCGTTCAAGGGTAAGTTCACAATGCTGAACAGTGAGGTTGAATCACGCAAAATCTGCAAGTTTATGAAGGAACAGGTAGCAGCCGGGAAGAAGTTATTGGTTGTTGATGACTTCCAGTATATTCTTTCAGTTCCGTACATGAACCGTATTAAGGAAAACGGTTGGGATAAGTGGAATGATTTTGGTGCAAATTACTTTGAAATCATTGAGGTATGCAAGGAACTTCCTGATGATGTGGTGGTTGCTTATATGACCCACACAGAAACCCTTGAAAATGGTGTTACTACTATTAAGCTGATCGGAAAGTTACTTCGTGAGAAGATCACCATTGAAGGACTTTTCACCATTGTACTTAGAACAGGCGTAAATGAAGAAAAATATTATTTTTACACACAGAACAGTGGCAAGGACACCGTGAAGTCACCTATGGGAATGTTCCCGGCATACGCCATTGACAATGACCTGAATTATGTAGCCGATAAAATCCGCAACTTCTATGAAGTTGGTGAGTATAAGACAGATGCAGAAATGGGTCAGGCTGATGCACAGGCTGCATCCGATCTTGAAAAGCCGGATGCAAACGGCAGACGGGCAAGGGGTGGAAAAAAGACCACATCCACAGCAACACCACCTACCACAACAGAGGATGCAGCACCAAAGACAGGCAGAACCACCCGCAAGACACATGATGAAGTGGTGGCTGAAAATAATCAGAAAATGGCTGATTATATGGCAGAGCGTGACAAGGCTATTGATGCGGTTGCTGATGGGCGTGAAGAAATCCCGTTTGATGAAGCGTGTGCAGCAGCGGATTCTGTACCGCAGCCGGAACTTGAAACACCGCCAAGAAGAACCCGCAAGGAAAGAAAGTCTGCTGAACAGTCTGAACCTGTTCAGGACGGTACAACAAACACTGATTCTGAATCTGTCACACTGGATGCAGACACATACTTCTATGTTCCGGCTGATGATAACTATGTGATGAAGCACAAGGGTGACACGGTTGACCTGATTGTTGACGGTGTTGAGGTTATGAAGGTCATCAGCAAGGAAGAATTTGGTGAAGGTGTGAAGCGTTTAGCACAGGCAGACAACCCTAAGCCGGAAAACCCTATTGACGGGGCAATGAACCCGCCGGAGAAGGGCAGACGCACAAGAAGAAGTGCAGCACAGGCACAGCCTGATAATGCAGATACAACAGCGGATGAAACCCCGGCAGTAGATGAACAGCCGACTGGCAGAACCCGCAGAGTAAGAAAAACACGCTAAGAAAGTGAGGTAAAAGAACATGAACAATCCTTTTGGTTTACCTGATGAACTGTTTGGTGCAATCCTTGCATCAGCAATCACGGAAGGAATGAACACGGCAAACAACCGTTCAATGAAGAACCCGCACCCGGTAGCACCTAAACAGGATGTACCGCCGGAAGATGGTGCAACTGCTGCAAAGAAAATCTATGATTCCTATGTAAAAGCAGGGTTCAATGAGGTTCAGGCGTTTGAGTTGTTAAAGTTAGTATTAAGCAAATAAAGAAAGGTTAAAAGGTGAAAAATTATGGCTATTGATTTCAGTGCATTTGATGAAAAGGTTGATTTACAGGAATTACAGAATGAGGTGCAGAACGCACCTGATAATGATTTTGCTGATGTGCCGGATGGTACATATATCATTAGTATTGAGAAGATGGAAATTAAGTTGACCAAGGCACAGGATAAGTTGATGTTTGCAGTTCAGGCAAAGATCAAGGAAGGTGAACAGGCAAACCGCATGATCTTCTTCAACCGTGTTATTTCCGGCAACAGTTCCGCAAAGTGGACGGACGGACAGGCAATCAAGTCTGTATGCACTTGGGTGAACAAGCTGATTGCAGAAGATGACACACCTGTTGAGTTCGTAAACTATGCAGATTTTGCAGATCAGATTCTTGATGTATTCCAGTCTATTCAGGGTGCGATTGAAGTTGAGGTTGATTATAAGGCAGATGCTTTCAACCCTATCACAATCAAGGAAGTTTTTGATTGCTAAAAAATTTTACTTGTAAAGTTAAGAAGTCTTAACTTAAAATGTTATCAGGCGGTGGTGGGGTCACACCTTCCACCGCTATTTTCAGAAAGGGTGAATGTAGTGATATTTTATGACTTTGAGGTTTTCAAGGAAGATTGGCTTGCTGTTTTCATTGATGTGACCAAGAAAAAAGAATATGTGATAATCAATAACCCTGATGAATTAAAAGCCTTATATGAAGCTAATAGCAAGGATATATGGGTAGGTTATAACAACCGCCACTATGACCAGTACATTATGAAAGGTATTCTGTTGGGAATGAATCCCAAAAGAATCAATGACTGGATAATTGTTGAAAAAAAGGAAGGGTGGCAATTTTCATCAGCGTTCAACAAAGTTCCAATGATTAACTATGATGTTATGCCGAACCCCCCGGTTGGTTTGAAAACACTGGAAGGTTTTCTTGGCAGCAATATCAAGGAAACGGATGTTGATTTTAGAATAAACAGGAAATTAACCAAGGAAGAAATTGAAATGACGGTTTTCTACTGTCGGCATGATGTGGAAGAAACCATCAAAGTATTCCTTGAAAAAATAGATGAATTTAATGCAATGCACGGTATCATTCAGGCTTTCCCGGACATTGTGAACCTGTCTGATATAGGGGACAGTGAAGCAAGAATCACCGCAAAGGTGCTTGGGTGTTCTCGCAGATCATTTGAAGATGAATTTGATTTCTACTTTTTACCATGCTTGCAACTGAAAAAATATAAATATGTTCAGGACTGGTTTGAACAGAAAAGACAAGAAGCCTTGTCAATGGACTTGGCACACATGGATAAATACTCAAAACGCACATGGTACAAGGAACAGGGACTTGAAACCGTGGTTGCGAGTATTCCTCATTCATTCGGTTTTGGCGGTGTTCATGGGGCAACAGCCACTCCAATTCACAAGACCGGGCAACTGCTGCACGTTGATGTAAACAATTACTATCCTTCAATGTTGATTGCTTGGGGACTGGTTACAAGGGCAGCAACTAATGACAATTACCCGTTGGTGTATAACACACGAAAAGCCATGAAGGAAAAACAGATTGCTGCAAAAAACGCCGGAAACAAGAAAGAAGTCAAGCGGTGGAAGAAAGCACAGTTGCCATATAAGAAGATGCTGAACGCCTTGTCAGGTGCAATGAAGGATGAAACCAATGCAGCGTATGACCCAAGGAACAACAACTGCATGTGCATCAATGGTCAGTTGATGTTGCTTGACCTGATTGAACACCTTGAAGTTGTACCGGGATTTGAACTGATTCAGTCCAACACGGACGGTCTTATTATTTGGATTCCTGACACAGATGAAGCCTTTGAAATGGTTGATGATATTTGTTGGGAATGGGAACAGCGTTGTTCCACAGATCAGTGTTCAATTCTTCTTGAACTGGATAACATCAGTGAAATTTATCAGAAGGATGTGAACAATTACCTTTGGGTTGGTATTGACGGTGGGGTTGAAAGAATCGGTGCTTATGTGAAGGAACTTTCAGCGGTTGACAACGATCTGCCAATTCTGAATAAAGCACTGGTTGACTACATGGTCAAGAAAACCCCGGTTGAACAGACCATCAATCAGTGTGATGACCTGATTATGTTTCAGAAGATTGTCAAATTATCAGACAAGTATGATTGGGTAGAACATGAACATTGCACTCCGCTTGTCAGTCATATAGGTAAGAGAACAATCAAGACGGTATATGAATACCCTGACAAGGACAAATACACATATAAGTCATACAGGGTGTTTGCATCTAACGATCAGAAGGACGGAAGATTGCTGAAACGTAAACAGGTGAAAGCAAAGGGTGAAAAATTTGGTAATACACCTGACCACTGTTTCATTTTCAATGATTCAGTTGTTGGGGTAAAAACACCGCCTGAACTTGATAGGCAGTGGTACATAGATTTAGCAAAGAAACGCTTGAAACAATTTGGTGTTGTAGCGTAACACCGGGAAGGAAGGTTTTCATGGATTTAGAAATTAGATATGAAAATGGTTCAATGACAGTTCATCTTGAAGAATTTCTTTCAGAACGCAGAATTGCCAAGGTCAGGAAACTGCTGAAAGTTATCAGAAGCAGTTTCACACCTGAATGTGAACAGCAGATGAAAGAATTTATTCAGGAACAGACTGAACAGTTTGAACAAGTTCAGAAGGAACACAGTATTTACATTGAAGGGTACACGCAAAAGGTCAAGTATGCAGAACAGCAGATCAGGCAGACAAAGCACCGTATTTCACAGATTCAGACGGGTGTTAAAAACTCGCAGCTTCTCCGGGATTCACACAGGAAGAACACAAAAGTTTGGAAGGATCGCAATGCTGATGTAAAAAAGTACAGGGAACGCCTAAAAGAACCAAGGACAACTTTGAAGGAACAGAATGAAGAACTTAGGAACTTGAAAACACGGTTATGGAAAAGGCAAAAGGCTTTTGACTGCAATGTCAGAAACAAGGAATTTTATAAAAAAGTGATGCAAGAAATCACTTAAAGGATGGTGATAAAAAATGCCACTATACAAAGGTTATGTTGAAACCAAAGGCAAGGCAAGCATTGAAAAATTGAAAAACAGAACCACATGGAAAACCTATGATGAAGTGAAGAACCTGAACGGGTTCGGCGGGGTTTTGGCTGATGACACTATCCTTATCGACATTGATGATTCTGACCAATCTGAAATTCTGATGAACATTGTGGAAGAACTGCAACTTGACTGTAAAGTCCTTTGTACCAGTAGGGGAAAACATTTTCTTTTCAAGAATCATACCATTGCAAGGAACAGGACACACGTTCAGTTGGCGGTTGGTCTTACTGCTGATATAAAAGTCGGCAGTAAGTTATCCTATGAGGTTATCAAGATTGACGGTGAAGAAAGATTTTGTGAATGGGACATTGAAGAAGGTGGAAAGTATCAGGAAGTTCCCAAGTGGTTGTTCCCGGTCAAGGCAACCGCAGACTTTGTTGATATGGATGCCGGGGACGGAAGGAATCAGGCACTTTTCAATTACATCCTGACCCTTACTGCAAATGATTTCACTGTTGAAGAAACCCGTGAGTGCATCCGCATCCTGAATAAGTTTGTTCTGAAACAACCGCTGTCAGATGATGAACTGGAAGTGATCTTGCGTGATGATGCTTTTCAGAAACCTGTTTTTTTCCTTGGCAGCACATTCCTGTTTGACAAGTTTGCAGTATTTATGAAGAACACGGCACACGTTATCAAAATCAACGGGCAGTTGCACATATACAAAGACGGTGTGTATTCCAATGGGTACAAGGAAATTGAATCAAACATGATTCAGCACATTCCCAACCTGAAAAAGATGCAACGCCGGGAAGTCCTTGATTACATGGAACTGATTGTTGATGAAAAGGAACAGTCAGATGCAAATTTGATTGCTTTCAACAATGGTGTATATGACCTTGTGACTGGGGAACTGAAACCATTCAGCACTGACATTGTTATTACCAATAAGATTCCTTGGGACTACAAGCCGGATGCTTATTCTGAACTGGCAGACAGTACACTGAACAAGTTAGCGTGTGGTGATGCAGCGATCAGGGCATTGTTGGAAGAATGTATTGGTTACTGCTTTTACAGAAGAAATGAGTTAGGCAAGGCGTTCATCCTGACAGGTGACAAGTCCAACGGTAAAAGTACATTTTTGGATTGTGTCAAAGCAATCCTTGGTGATCGGAACATTTCAGCACTTGACCTGAAAGAACTGGGAGACAGGTTCAATACTTCAATGATGTTTGGTAAACTGGCAAACATTGGTGATGATATTGGTGATGATTTCCTTCAAGGTTCACAGGTCAGTGTGTTCAAAAAAATAGTAACAGGTAACCGCATCAAGGCAGAGCGTAAAGGACAAGACCCGTTTGAGTTCAACCCGTTCATCAAGTTACTGTTTAGTGCCAATGATATTCCCCGTATGAAGGACAAGACCGGGGCAGTACTTAGGCGTTTGGTTATCATTCCATTCAATGCCACGTTCAGCAAGGATGACCCTGATTATAGACCATTCATCAAGTATGAATTGACACAACAGGACAGCATTGAATATCTTATCAGGCTTGGTGTGGAAGGACTAAAAAGGGTAGTCATCAATAATGGATTCAGTAAATCAGATAAGGTTCAGAATCAGTTGGATGAATATGAACAGGAAAACAACCCTATCCTTGCATTTATCAATGACACTGGGGTTGACATGATAGAAAATGAACCAACCAATGAGGTATACAAGCGGTATCAGGTATTTTGTGCAGACAACAGTATGCAGCCAATGTCAAATATCGTATTCAGTAAGCAGATCAACAAACGCCTTGACTTGGAAATTTCAGTTGTAAAACTGAATGGTCAGACAAGGCGTATTTTCAGAAGTAGAAAGGGCGGTGATTGAAATGAATGAAGTTTTGTTCAGTAGTAACACAGATGACTGGGCTACGCCACAGGACTTATTTGATGCACTGGATGCAGAATTTCATTTCACATTAGACCCGTGTTCAAGTGAACAGAATCATAAGTGTGACAGGTATTTCACTAAAGAAGATAACGGGTTATTGCATGATTGGGGGGGGGAATCTGTCTTTTGCAACCCGCCCTATGGTAAAGAAATGTATAAATGGGTTGAAAAATGCTATTTTGAGGGACGGAAAGAACACACAACTGTTGTTCTGTTGATTCCGGCAAGAACAGACACCAAGTATTTTCACGATTTTATTATACACAGGACAGAAATTCGATTCATAAAAGGTCGGTTGAAATTTGGGAACAGTAAAAATGCAGCACCTTTTCCTTCAATGTTGGTGATATTCAGGGGTGCAAAAGTTTGATAAGAAAGGAAGGTATCAATTAGTGAAAGGTGGAAGAAATCAGGAAGGATATGCAGACCCAACGGCAACTATTGCCGTTGGTAGAGTAGCAAAAGAAGAACGTGAACAGGTTGAATGTGAAGCAGCAGACAAACGTGCCTATGATTTGATTAAGGTTTTGAAGTACATCATCAAAGGTGCGGGGTTTGAACTGACTGAACGTGTTCAGGTGAAAGATACCAAGACAGGAAGGGTTTACAGATGAATGAAAGTATTATAACAAAATTAGTCAAATTATTTGACGGTGATGATTCAGTGAAAGAAATTTCCCTTTGTAATGATGTGTTACCTATGATTTCAGCACATTACAAAGGTACACCAATCAATCAGCATGATTTTGGTATTATGAACAGATGTGTTGAAGATGCACTTTCAATAATATCTACAAGGTATGTCAGATTTTATGCAGTACCAAAGTTTGAAATAAATTACGGTGGAATAGTAACCTTGAAGGATGTTGTCTATAAGAAAGTGAGGTAAAACGCATGACGGAAAATGTATGTGTTACCTGTCAGTATTATGAAAGCTGCAACCGTCCTGAACGCTTTATGAAGTGTATGGGGTACAAAGAAAAACAGGAAAGGGGTGAAGAAAATGCACAGCAGACTGGAAGATGCTGCACAGTTAGAATGGTGTCGGCAGTGGTCAGAAGAACATAAAAAGAAAATGACCCGGAAGATGCAGAAGAAGATCAGACGGGTTCAGCACTGGTGTAACTGTAAGTTGTATGTCAAGTATGCTTGGTATGAGTTCCGGGCAATGGTGAAAGGATAAGGTGAATGATTATGGAAAATAAGATTTTGGAATTATTGGAACAGAAAGGCAGCGTATCAATGAATGATGATATTTTCCCGTTGGTGGAAAAAGAATTTGAAGGTCAGGTGATTGGTGCAGAACTTTATGAACTTGCACACCAATACATATCACAGTTGTTGTATGGGGTACATACTGCCGGGGTTGCCGTAATTGCTGTTCCTAAGTTTGCAGCGGGTCAGCAGTTCGGTCAGATGGTTGTTGCTGATGTGATTTATACAAAGGTGAATGATACACCGTATGATTTTATGCAGTAGTTACGCAATAGTTACGGTTGGTTACGGTTCACGGTTACGGTTGAAACCCTTGTAAATACTGGCGGTTACGGTTGGTTACGGTTAAAAGCAATTTTCTTATTATTTTTATTTATTATATATTCTATACATCATAAAAAGTAAAAATATAGAGTATAAGGCGTGAACCGTAACCGTAACTAACCGTAACCAGTAGGAAATTCAAGGCTTTCAGGGTGTTTTTAGTGTGATTTTATCCGTAACCGCAAGCGTAACCGTAACCGGGAAAGGACAGGTGAAAGAATGAAAACATTATCCGCAAGGGAATATTTAGGACAGTTACAGGAACTTGATACTAATATCAATCAGGACTTAGAACGTCTTGATGATATGAAAATCAATGCTTGCAGTACCGGGGCAATAGATTATTCTGCTGAAAGAGTGCAGACAAGTCCGTCAGGTGACAGTTTATGCAAGGCAGTTACAAATTATGTTGCTTTCAATGATGAAATCAATGCAGAGATTGACCGCTTTTCAGATGCCAAGGAACAGATCATCAAGCAGATTAGAGGTCTACACAATGCAAGGTATTCACAGGTGTTGTTCAAGGTGTATGTGCAGTTTAAGAGTTTGAAAGTTGCATCAGGTGAAATGGGTATGTCATATCAGTATGTCAGGAATCTTCACAAAAAGGCACTTACAAGGTTTGAAGAAACTTATGATGATCTGCATTACTTAACTTAATGTATATTTACTGTCACATGAAACAACAAAAAGAGCGTTTTACGATAGATTTTGTTGTTTCAAGTATATTGTGTATTCTTGAATCTAATGATAGGATGTATCTTGACAAGATGGGAATTGTGAAGAAGCGGTTGTTTTTTCACAATTCTTTTTTGTTTATGCCGATATTTGCACCCTGAAATGTAATGTTTCAGGGATTTTTTATTGCAAAAATACATGAAAGGGGTGTTGTTTGATGGCAAAAACGGCAAAATTAACTGAAAAACAGCAGCGTTTTGTTGAAGAATACCTGATTGACCTGAACGCAACACAAGCAGCCATTCGTGCGGGTTATTCGGCAAAAACAGCAGATCAGCAAGGTTCAAGGATGTTGGCAAATGTCAAGGTTCAACAGGCAATTAGTGTTGCAATGGCAGAACGCAGCAAAAGAACAGGAATCAGTCAGGACAGGGTTGTTTTAGAACTTGCCCGCATTGCTTTTGTGAAAATGACAGACCTTGTTGACAGTCACGGAAGAATAAAAGACGGTGCATCAGAAGATGACCTTGCCTGTATTGAATCCGTGAAATATAAACAGTCTGAATCAGAAACCGGGTCAAGTGTTGAAAGGGAAGTGAAGATTTCACCAAAGCTGAAAGCACTTGAATTACTTGGTAAGCATTTGGGTATGTGGAATGACAAGATTGATGTGAATATCACACAGCCTATTGTTATCACTGGTGAAGATGCCCTTGAAGATTAGGCGGTGATCGTCTATGGTCAAGAACAGAATATCTTCACAATATGTTTTTGGGTATCAGAAGTTTATCCTGTACCCGGAAGATTACAAGGCTACAAAGTCCGGCAAGAAGAAAGTGCTGCTGCCTGAACTGGTTGGTAAGGGTTACGGTACTTTTTGGCGTTGGAAAGGTAGATATAGGGTATGCAAGGGCAGCCGTGCATCCAAGAAATCAAAAACAACTGCCCTTTGGTACATCACCAATATGATGAAATACCCACAGGCAAATACCCTTGTGGTCAGAAAGACTTTCAGAACCCTGAAAGATTCCTGTTTCACAGAATTGAAGTGGGCGATTCACCGCCTTGGTGTTGATGCCTTTTGGGAAATCAAAGAATCACCACTTGAAATGACCTATAAACCGACAGGTCAAAAGATTTATTTCAGGGGACTGGATGACCCACTGAAAGTAACATCAATAACCGTTGATATCGGTTGCTTGTGTTGGATGTGGATTGAAGAAGCGTATGAAATCAGTTCAGAAGATGATTTCAATATGCTTGATGAATCAATCCGTGGTGCTGTTCCTGACGGTTCAGGACTGTTCAAGCAAATAACCCTTACACTGAACCCGTGGAATGAACACCACTGGATAAAGAAGCGGTTTTTTGATAACACAGATGATGAAACCCTTGCAATGACCACCAATTACAAGTGCAATGAATGGTTGGATAAGGCAGACTTAAAAGTCTTTGAAACCATGAAGAAGCAAAACCCAAGGCGTTACAAAGTGGCGGGTCTTGGTGATTGGGGTATTGTAGACGGTCTTGTCTATGAAAATTGGGAAGAAAAGGCGTTCAGTGTTGATGAAGTCAAGAAGATTGCCGGGGTCAAGTCTATATTCGGTCTTGACTTTGGTTATACAAATGACCCGTCAGCACTGTTTTGTGGTCTGATAGATCAGTCAAGCAAGACCATTTGGGTCTTTGATGAAATGTATCAGCCGGGTATGAGTAATGAAGCCATTGCCGAACAGGTTCAGCGGATGGGATATGTGAAAGAGAAGATCACAGCCGATTCAGCCGAACCAAAGAGCATTGACCGCTTGCGTGAACTGGGTCTGAAAGGAATCAGGAAAGCAAGGAAGGGCAAGGACAGCATCAACAACGGCATTGACTTCATACAGGACTATCACATTATCATTCATCCCCGTTGCGTGAATTTCATCACAGAGATCAGCAACTATCAGTGGGATAAGGATGCCAAGACGGGCAAGAAACTGAACCGCCCTATTGATGATTTCAACCACCTGATGGATGCAATGCGTTATGCGATTGAACAGATGGTAAAAGGTGATGCCTTTAGTTTTGATTAAGCAATTACCGGGTAGAATACACGGTGTCAGCAGCCGTTTCTTTTTGGACGGTAGGAAAAGGTTGTCAAATGCTTACTCCGGGGCGGTTGCAATCGGTGACCGCCTATGACACCTGTATAACTACTTTTTGAGATATTAGAAACAGATTAGTAACACATACCCTTGGAAACATAGTGTTTTCAGGGGTTTTGATTTTATTATGCAATGAAAGGGGTGAATTGAACCGTGTTCAGTTCCTTTGTGGATGCAATCACATTAAAACTTAGCAATTTCATATTGCAAGGGGCAAAGGCACACATGACCGACTTGGAATTTCTTGAAAAGGAAATTGCAGCATGGAAGTGTTCACCCCGTAGATTGATGCAGATAAAAGGATTTTTGTACTATGACGGTGACCATGATGTAATTCACCGCAAGCGTACAATGATCGGTGAAGGTGGGGAACTTGAAGTTGTTGAGAACCTACCAAACAACAGAATTGTTGATAACCAGTATGCAAAGATGGTCAATCAGAAAGCCAATTATCTGTTTGGTAAGCCGTTCACACTAAGCGGTGAAAACACTGCATACATTGAACTGCTGAAAAAGATATTTGACAAGAAGTTCATGCGAACATTGAAAAGTGCGGGCAAAGCTGCATATAACGGCGGTATTGCTTGGCTATATCCATACTACAATGAACGGGGTGAATTTGCTTTCAGGCTTTTCCCCGCTTATGAGATTTTGCCATTTTGGAAAGATTCTGAACATACTGAACTTGATTTCTTCATCCGGCATTATGTGACGGTTGCCTATGACGGCAATCAAAGGAAGTTCATTGAAAAGGTTGAATTGTATGATCTGAATGGGGTTCACCTGTTCATTCTTGATGGCGGGAAACTGATTCCTGACATTGTGAACAATGAAACCGCAGACTTCCCGCACGTTACAATGACGGATGCTGCCGGAAATGTTCAAGTGTTAAACTGGCAGCGTGTTCCCCTGATTCCATTGAAAGCCAATGAACAGGAAACACCGCTGATTAAGAAGGTCAAGTCATTACAGGATGGTATCAATGTGATGTTGTCTGACTTTGAAAACAATATGCAAGAAGATGCCCGGAACACCATTTTGGTATTAAAGAACTATGACGGTACTAATTTAGGTGAGTTCAGGAAGAATCTTGCAACCTATGGTGCAGTAAAGGTCAGATATGACGGTGATACTAAGGGTGGGGTTGAAACCCTTGAAATCACAGTCAATGCAGAGAATTACAAGACCATTGTGGAAATCTTCAAGAAAGCCTTGATTGAGAACGCAATGGGTTATGATGCCAAGGATGACAGACTTTCCGGCAACCCTAATCAGATGAACATTCAGTCAATGTACTCTGACATTGATACAGATGCCAATGATACGGAATCAGAAGCACAGGCAACAATGGATGATGTACTTTGGTTTGTCAACTGCCACCTTGCCAATACGGGACAGGGTGATTTTGAAGGTGAAGAAGATGGGGTTGATGTGGTATTCAACCGTGATATGCTGATGAATGAATCAGATATTATTGATAACTGTCAGAAGTCACAGGGAATTATTTCTGATGAAACAATCATCAGTATGCACCCTTGGGTAGATGACCCGCAACTTGAAATGGAACGCCTGAAAAAGCAGAAGGAAGAAGCACAGAAAGAAATGCTTGCACAGTATGACCCATTTGGTACACAGAACCAAAACGGTGACGGTGCAGATGATGACCCTGACAATAAAGGTGACCCGTCACAGGGAAGTCAGGGCGGTGAAGTAGATGAATAACGGTGAATACTGGCAGAAGCGTTTTGAACTGCTTGAACAGGCTGCACACCAACAGGGGGTTCAGTGCTATGCGGATATTGAAAAACAATACCGACAGGCACAAAAGCAACTTGAAGGTCAGATTGCTGCATGGTATCAGCGTTTTGCATCTAACAATGGGGTAACCCTTGCAGAAGCAAAGCGGATGTTGAACGCAAAGGAACTTGCTGAACTGAAATGGGATGTGAACCAGTACATTCAGTACGGTCAGGAAAATGCGATCAACGGTACTTGGGTAAAGCAGCTTGAAAACGCATCTGCAAGATTCCATATCAGCAGACTTGAAGCCTTGAAGTTGCAGACCCAACAGAGCATTGAAGTCATGTTTGGAAACCAACTTGACAGCATTGACAATACAATGCGGAATGTTTACAAGTCCGGCTATTATCACACAGCCTATGAAATTCAGAAGGGCGTGGGTGTTGGTTGGGACTTTTCCGCACTGGATGACAAGCAGATCAGCAAGGTCATCAATAAGCCTTGGGCGGTTGACGGCAAGAATTTCAGTGAAAGGATATGGGGCAACCGTCAGAAGTTGGTCAATGAACTGAACAACACCCTGACACAGAACATCATCTTGGGAAAAGACCCACAGAAAGCCATTGATGAAATTGCCCGGAAGATGAACACTTCCAAGACCAACGCCGGGCGGTTGGTAATGACAGAAGAAGCCTTTTTCAGTTCCGCAGCACAAAAGGACTGCTTCACTGAACTGGATGTTGAACAGTTTGAGATTGTGGCAACACTGGATTCCCACACTTCGGATATATGCCGGGGTATGGACGGCAAGCATTTCCCTATGTCTGAATGGAAGGTTGGTGTGACCGCACCGCCGTTTCATGTTCATTGCCGTTCAACCACAGTACCATATTTTGATGATGAATTTGATGCTGTTGGTGAACGTGCTGCACGGGATGAAGAAACAGGCAAGACCTACTTTGTACCGGGCAATATGACCTATAAGGAATGGGAAAAGGCATTTGTCAATGGTGATAAGTCAGACTTGCAAGCAGTCAACAGTGATGATACAATCAAAGAAAAAGAACCAAGTGAAGCATTTCAACAGATTCAGAAAGCGTGTGAAGCGGACAAGGTTGAACACAGACCTGTTCAGAAACTTTCACAGCCGTTGTCATCTGATGAAATCATTGAAAGGCTTGCGGGTGGAGATATGACCAAGGGTTCATGTTCTTCACTGGCTTTTGCATACATTGGAAACAGGAACGGGCTTGATGTTCTTGATTTCAGGGGTGGCAGTAGTCAGTATGTATTTTCTATGAACAGTAACATTAAGAAAATACTGGAATTACCGGGTGTGAATGGTTCAATCACAATGGTCAAGAAAGAGATTTCAGGAACAATGGAAGTCCTGAATAACCTTGTCTTGAATAAAGAATACTATCTTGCAACTGGTAAACACGCAGCCATTGTCAGACGGGTTGACAGCGGTGTTGAATACTTGGAACTTCAATCAAAATTTCAGAACGGGTGGATGCCATTTGACCGTTATGGTTCAATGGCTGCAACACTGAATAAGCGTTTTGGATGTAGGAAAACAGTTGATAAGCAATTCGGCAAGGTTTGGGAAAAATCGGTTGTTCTTATGGATGTTGAATCATTCAATGAAAATACTGAATTTGAACAAATTCTTGGGTATATAAATACCGCAGTAGAAAGTCAGAAGAAAGGGGTGACGGGTGATGTCAAGTAACTGGTACAAGAACAATGAAACAGATCAGATTTGGTGGAAAGATACACCTGATTCAGTCGGTGAATGGCTGTTCAGTTTTGACAAAAAGCAAGTATTCAATATGTTTGCTGATTATCCGCACAACCTAACACCTGAACAGAAAAAAATATTTGATGAAGAAAATCCTGAATGGTGTGAGTTCTTCAAAGATAGAGTATAGAAAGCACGGTCAAATAACCGTGCTTTTTTCATACCTTAACAAGTTATCAATAGACCTGTAATAATTGCTATATGGCTGTTATATGAGGTCAGAAAGGGGGATAAAAGGCACATGAAAACATACACAATGAGAAAGGCATGGTGATCCTGATTATCTCCCGGCTACTGGGTCAAGTAGTACATAGAAAAGGCATCCGGCAACGGGTGTCTTTTTTCTTGCGGGTTGTCAAGCGTAAACCGAACAAAACCAATCAATCATGTGGGAGTAACCCCGTATAAAAACGTATTTGAAAGGATGGTATAGAAATGACAAGAAAACAGTTAGAGGATTTAGGACTTACCAAGGAACAGGCTGATTCAGTAATGAAAATCAATGGTGATGACATTGAGAACGCAAAGGGTACTGCTTCAACAGAAATCAAGAACTTGCAGACAGAGGTTGAAGGACTGAAAACACAGGTCGGTGACCGTGACAAGCAGTTAGAAACCCTGAAAGCATCTGCCGGGGACAACGCTGATCTGAAAAAGCAGATTGAGGACTTGCAGACAGAGAACGCCACAGCCAAGGCAAACCATGAATCCGAACTGAACCAGTTGAAAATTGATTTTGCGGTTGAAAAGGCACTGACAGGTGCAAAGGCAAAGAACATCAAGGCGGTCAAGGCTTTACTTGAACTGAATGATGCCAAACTTGACAAGGACGGAAACGTCAAGGGACTGGCTGAACAGATTGAGAAGCTGACAAGCGGTGATGACACCAAGTTCCTGTTTGAAGCACAGAAGCAGACCAAACAGCAGCAGAATTTCAAAGGTTTTCAGCCGGGAGCATCAGGGGAACAGAAACCGGGTGAGGGTGAAAAGGTCGATTTCTCAAAAATGAGTTATGACGAACTTACCGCTTACATGGAAGCAAACCCGGATGCACAGATTTAATTTGATGAAAGGAAGGTAATTGAAACATGGCAAAATTTGATGCTAAAAGTTTTAACGAAAAGGCGTTCGGTAAGTACATGAGTGCAATTCCGAACGTGAAACTGAACAAGTTGCGTGAATCCCGTGCAATCGTTGGTGATGCACGACTTCGTGACACATTTGTGAACAACTCACAGACTGGTACTGTTTACGCAGTGTTACCGTTCTTTGGTCTGCTTTCCGGCACACCGCAGAACTATGACGGTGTTGACAATGTTACACCGGATAAGACTGACACCTTTGAACAGGGTGTTTTCACTTACGGTAGAATGAACGGTTGGACAGAAGCAGATTTCAGTTATGATGTAACAGGTGGTACTGACTTCATGGCAAACGTAAGAAGTCAGATCAATGACTACTGGAACAGTGTAGATCAGGATGTTATCCTTGCAATCTTAAAGGGTGTGTTTGGGATGAAAGACACTGGAACGGGTGAGATTAAGAAGTCCAATGCAGCGTTTGTTGAAGCACATACTTATGATATTGCACAGGCGGGTGCTGAACACACTGATGACACTATGAAGATGGATGCAACCACCCTGAACAGTGCCATTCAGAAGGCTTGCGGTGACAACAAGCAGAAGTTCAAGTTAGTTTACTGTCACAGTGCGGTTGCTACTAATCTTGAAAATCTGAAACTGCTTGCATACTTAAAGTATACAGATGCACAGGGTATTGAACGTGATCTTGAAATGGGTACTTGGAACGGCAGACTGGTCATCATTGATGATTCTTTACCTACTAAGGTTGTTGAAGCTGTTGCAGAGGACACAGGAAAAGGTATCAAGGCACAGGATGCTTATACAGAGTACACAACTTATATCCTTGGTGAAGGTGCTATTGGATTTGAAGATGTAGGTGCAAAAGTGCCTTATGAAATGGTGCGTGATGCTAAGACAAGGGGCGGTGAGGACACACTTATTTCCCGTAAACGTCACGCTGTTTCTGTTTCAGGTGTTTCTTATCTCAAGGCAGATCAGAAAACCAATTCACCAACTAACACAGAGTTAGGGAACGGCAAGAACTGGTCACTGGTTGCATCTGATACCAAGACCATTGAACACAAGGCAGTTCCGATTGCCCGTATCATTTCCCGTGGATAATTTCTGATCTGAAAGGATGGTTGCAATGTTTGATACTGATACAGTAAAAGAACGGTTGAAATCATTCGGTTATGAGGTCAAGGCAGATGATGAATTTGCCTTGACCTTTTGTGTTGAGAAAGTACGCAGCACAATCAAGAATGAAATCAACTGGAATGATGTGCCGGAAGGACTGGAACACATTGCCGTTGATATGGCAGTGGGTGAATTTCTTCTTTCCAAGAAAACCTTTGCACCTGATGATCTTACCGGGTTTGATTTAGAATATGCTGTCAAGCAGATTCAGACAGGGGACACCAACACGGTTTTTGCGACTGGTGAAGGTTCAATGACCCCTGAACAAAGACTGACTTCTTTCATCAATTACCTTTTATCCTATGGAAAGGCTGAATTTAATTCATTTAGGCGTATCAGATGGTAAAACAGATTCAGGCAGCACAAAAGGCTGCAAGGAAAGCCATTGAAGCAACCTATTTTGGTACTTTGACGGTGACAGAACTGCAAAAGGTAAAAAATGAGAAGTCAAAACTTATGGAAGAATCAGAGGTTGTAGTCTTACAAGACCAACCGTGCAGATTATCTTTTGAAAAACTGCAAACAGCAATTCAGTCAGAATCAGCAGCAACGATCACGCAAAGCACAAAGTTGTTTGTTTCCCCGGATGTAACCATCAAGGCGGGGTCAAAACTGACAGTAACACAGGACAATGTGACCACGGACTACACCCGCAGCGGTGTCCCTTCCACATATCCAACGCATCAGGAAATTACACTTGAACTGTTCAAGGAATATGCGTAAATGGGTAGAATGGGAAGATTTGACTGCAAAGGTCTGAAAGACTTTCAGCAGCAGTTGGGAAAGTTGCAAAATCCTGATGACTTTGTGGAATCGTGTGCAAAGGAACTTGCTGCCCGGTTGCTTCGCATGGTGGTCAAAAGAACACCTGTCGGACAGTACCCGGCAAGTTCAGGAAAAAAGGGCGGTACATTAAGGCGTGGTTGGACTGGTTCAAAGAGATCATCAGCAAAGGGTTATGCTGACAGCCTGACGGTGAATCATTTTGGTGATACCTATGTCATTGAAATTGTGAACCCGGTTGAATACGCATCCTATGTTGAGTACGGACACAGGACAGCCAATCATTCAGGATGGGTCAAGGGTCAGTTTATGATGACCATATCTGAACAGGAATTACAGAAAATTGCCCCAAAGGTGCTTGAAAACAAAATCAAGAAATATTTAGGGGGACTTGGTAAATGATAAATTCAATAGTTGAAGCAATCAGTTGTTCCCTGAACAAAGAATTTGGGGATGATTATGAAATCCACAATGAAGAAATTAAGCAAGGTTTGAAAGAGCCTTGTTTTTTTATTGCTTGCTTGAACCCAAACAACAACCTTTTCCTTGGCAAACGGTATGAACGTACCAATCAGTTCTGCATCCAGTATTTCCCACAGTCTGCAAAGAAGCAGCGGGAATGTGCTGATGTGGCTGAAAGAATGTATGACTGTTTAGAGTATATCACAACAGACGGTGATACCAAGCCAATCAGGGGTTCAAAAATGAATCATCAGGTGGTTGACGGTGTTCTGAATTTTTTTGTCAATTATGACTTTTTCACGGTCAAGACGGAAGATCAGACACCAATGGAAACTATGACGGCAAGCACGGATGTGAAGGAAGGTGGTTGATTATGGCAGCAAAAAAGACAACAACGGGAACTGCTGCAAGGTCTGAACAGACTGAACCAATGTTCAGCAAGGAACAGATTCTTGCATCTGCCCGTTTTGCAAACAGAAGGGACTTGGTGGATGCCCTTCTTGATGAAGATAAAAGTTACACCATGAAAACCGTTGACAATTTAGTTGAAAAATACATGAAAGGACAGGTGAAATAGTATGGCTTTAGGTGGTGGTACATTTACCTCACAAAACAAAGAACTTCCCGGTGCTTATATCAACTTTGTATCGGCTGGATCCGCCACCCCTGCACCG